TAATGGCTAATACTACTTTTAGCGGGGCAGTACGCTCCGAAAATGGATTCAAGTCCATTACGAAAAACTCCACCACAGGTGCAATTACTGTAGAGGCTGTTTACGACACCCGACCCAATTTCCGAATTACGGTAGACAACTCCACCCTGAATACAGGTAGCGCGGTAACGACTACGTTAACGACTTCCCAGTCAGGTACGTTGTTTAATATTGATGGCACCGGAGACATTATTGTCAACATGCCAGCCCTTTCTACCGCTAACGTAGGTGCTACCTACGAGTTCTTGGTAACAACAGCGGTTGGAGGCAGCACAACGGTAACTTTTGTCCTGCCGGGATCTGGGGTTTCTAATTTCTATGGCGCACTTTCTTTGATGGGTGGCACCGCTGCTAACCCTGCAAGTGATGTCGCTGGAGACACTTTGACGCTTGTTAACTCTACAGTTGTTAACTCTAGGGTTACTTTGACTTGTGTTGCAGATGACGGAACCAACTCAACTTGGAAGGCAGAGGCACTTGCTTCCCCGATAGCAACGATTGCTTAAACCGTAAATTGAATGGCTGGTTGCGGGGGTTCTCGCAGCCGCTGTTCTGTTGCAGATAAACCTATGGAAGCGAGGTATACACATGGCTGACGCAGTAGCCACACAAACAATTCAAGATGGCGGTAAGACCGCTATATTTCGCTTTACCAATGTCAGTGATGGTACTGGTGAAAGCGCAGTGACCAAGATAGATGTGTCCGGGTTGTCAAGTAATCCAGTAACAAACCAAGCTTGTTCGTCTGTTGTTATTGAAAAAATTTATTACCAAACCATTGGTATGGGCGTAAAGATACTTTTTGATGCGACAACGGATGTTTTGGCGTGGCAGTTAGCTGCTGATTGGACAGACACATTAGACTTTTCAGATTTTGGCATACCAGACACAGAAGCCTCTGGGACAACAGGTGATGTTAAATTTACAACTGTTGGTCATTCCAGTGGTGACGTATATGTAATTGTTATGCAAGTTAGAAAGCGGTATGGCTAATGAAGGCTAAAGTCTCCAAGGTAATGAAGGAGTTCAAGTCTGGCAAACTGAAGTCAGGCAAGTCTGGAAAGAAAGTCACCAAGAGAAAGCAGGCTATAGCTATAGCTATGTCTGAAGCTCGCAAGAAAAAGAGGAAGGGCTAAATGGCAACGAGCGGCACATATACATTTACCCTAGATCTTGCTGATGCAATGGAAGAGGCTTTTGAAAGGGCAGGCAGAGAGTTAAGGAGCGGATACGACTACAGGACAGCAAGGAGAAGCTTAAACCTTCTTATGCTTGAGTGGCAGAACCGTGGCCTGAATCTGTGGACAGTAAGAAATACAACGCAAGCGTTAACCGCTGGCACAACCTCTTACACCCTAAGCTCTGACGTTTTGGACATTGTGGAAGCATCTGTCAGAACGGATGCAGGCAGCGTGACAAGTCAATTTGATCAGGCAATGACCAGAATTTCTGTCAGCGATTACTCTCAGCTTTCCAATAAGCTAACCCAAAGTAAGCCCCTGCAATACTACGTTGAAAAAACGCCTACAGGGATTACCCTTCACCTTTGGCCTTCCCCGGATGACCAAGAAACCTACACCTTTGCTTACTATTACATGCAAAGAATAGAAGACACAGGTAGTCCGGCATCTAACAACATGGATGTTCCTGCAAGATTTTTACCCTCCCTTGTTTCCGGTTTAGCCTACCAGATCAGCATGAAGTACCCAGAAGCTGCTGGCAGATCTCAGGCTCTTAAAGCAGATTATGAGGAGCAGTTTACTATTGCTGCCGACAGTGATAGAACCAAGGCTTCCCTCTTTATATCGCCCGGAGGCTATCAGTTTTGAGTAGGTTTTCTAAGGGAGAATATGCTTACGGCATTTGCGATATGACCGGATTCAGGTACAAGTTAAAAGATCTTGTGCCGGAAATTGTTAATCAACGCCCTACTGGGTTTAGGGTGGGTAAAGATGTTGTTGACCCAGACCAGCCCCAACTTCAATTAGGCAAAGTCAAAGTTGACGATCCAAGATCGTTAAGAGACCCAAGACCGGATAGGGCGAGGGAAGAAAGCAGAAAGTTTTTTGCATGGAACCCTGTAGGCGGCGGAATTACTGAGCTTGGCAGCAGGACAGTAGGTCTCGATATTGAGGCTCAGTCAGGCAAGGTGACTGTCACAACGAGTTAAGGAGAATAAGAGTCATGGCAAAGTTAGAGGTTTTTCAAAACGGGAATTTTTCTTCGGGGGAACCTGTTTACCAAATCGGCATTAAACATAAAGATGGCGAGTATGGTGAATATGGCGAGTATGACATTGTTGTTTTTGACTTAATGACTAAGCAGCAAGCAGAAAAAAGATTGTCTGAAATGCAACCCGCCGAAAAGAAAAAAGCTGCTCCAAAAGAGAAGGCACCAGCAAAGAAAGTTTTAGCGATACCCTCCAGAGAAGAGCTTAAAGCTATGACTAAATTAGATCTTGAAAAAACAATGCGTAAGCATGGCTTGGAGTTAGACCGAAGAAAAACCAAAGATGCCCTTATCAGGCAGTCTGTAGCTTTTCTTAAAGGAAAGTAAATTATGGCTTGGACTTTCACAACGCTGAAGTCGGCTCTTCAGGATTATTTGGAGACCACAGAAACAACTTTTGTTGATAACTTGCCAACAATCATTAAGCAGGCAGAAGACAGAATACTTAAATCTGTGCAGTTGCCAGACTTTAGAAAGAACTCGGTAGGTACAACGACAAGCGGAAATAAGTATTTGACCTGCCCAACAGATTTTTTAGCACCTTACTCATTAGCTGTTGACAATAGCGGCTATGAGTTTTTGCTTTTTAAAGATGTAAATTTTGTCAGGGAAGCTTACCCGTCTGGTTCTACCACCGGGATTCCAAAATATTATGCGATGTTTGATGCGGATAATTTTATTATGGCTCCAACCCCTAACGCCAACCTGACGGCAGAGCTTCATTATTTTTACAAGCCTGAGTCAATTACGGCAGCTTCATCTGGCACAAGCTGGCTTGGCGATAATGCGGAAAGTACATTGCTGTATGGTTGCTTGGTTGAGGCATACACATTTTTAAAAGGTGAGCCTGACTTAATGCAACTTTATGCTACAAGATATGAAGATGCCCTTGCCAAACTTAAAGGTTTAGGGGAGGGCTACGATACAACTGACAGTTACAGGTCTGGATCTATAAGACAAGCGAGGGTTTAATGATTGAATTTTCTGAGTCCCAAGCCGGAAGTGTTAGCGTAATGACCACTAAGGATTCCGGGCTTTCAGTAGACCATTGGGCCGAGAGGGCAACAAACACTATTATTAGTGTCGGCACTCAAAGCCATCCACTTATTGCGGAACAAGCAAAAGCCTTCAAGGAAGATGTGTTTCGTACCATAAAATATTATATGGAAGAGGCGATCAAAAGCGACAAGACCAGCAGGATTGCAGAGCTTGAGCAAGCTGATCATCTCGATATGGCAGAAATTTTGAGGAAAATGTAATGGCTATTACCCAAGCAGTTTGCACCAGCTTTAAACAGGAACTGTTGCAAGGCATACACAATTTTACCAGCGGTAGTGGTGGCGGGACGACTACAACTACCGGAAGCGGCAACGCCTTTAAAATGGCTTTGTATACCAGCAGTGCTACTCTTGCCGCGTCAACAACAGCTTATAGTTCAACCAACGAAGCTTCAGGAAGCGGTTATACTGCGGGTGGAGCGGCATTAACAAATGTAACGCCTACCACTTCAAGCACTACTGCTTTGACAGATTTTGCAGATTTAACTTGGAGTAGTTCAACAATTACGGCTAGAGGTGGTTTAATTTACAACTCTTCAACAGCCGCTGGATCTGCCAACAGGGCTGTGTTAGTTCTTGATTTTGGCGCAGACAAGTCGTCATCTTCTGGCGACTTTACTATCCAATTCCCTACCGCTGACGCAAGTAACGCCATTATTCGTATCGCCTGATGGCTGATGTAACAGTATATTTCGAGGGTTATGACAGCATAACCCAAGGATACAATGAGGGCGGATATAACCAGAACGTAGCCTTTACCGGGCTAACCGGAAGCACAAACAGTGTTACCGTTGTGCAGGGCGTGGGTGTTACCGTTTCTGTTACGGGTGCTGCCTCAACAGCTTCGGTTGGAAGCGTTACCGTTGTCCAAGGAGCAGGCGTTGCGTTTTCCGTTACGGGAGAAGATACCACCGCATCTGTTGGTGGCGTAACGATAATAGCGGGTGGCGGCATTAGCTTCCCTGTTACAGGCGAATCAATTACTGCGTCTGGTGGCACGGTTAATGTTTGGGGGCCAATTACCCCGTCACAAACTCCAAGCTGGTCGGCGGTAGGAACATCACAAACACCTAGTTGGTCAGAAGTAAATACATCACAAACACCTAATTGGGAAGAAATAGCGGCATAAGTTATGGCATCGACATATGTAAA